ATACCGAATAAGTTTTTCGTCTTTATCTTTCAACATCCGAACATCGTCTTTGTTGTAGGGACAACTTTTCAGACGCTCGATAGCATCGAAGTCGAGTCCCCACTCCGACTCTTTGTTAAATGAAACTCTTGCTGCATTACACACAGTAAGATCGCTTCCCATGTGATCAACATAATCAACATGACCTTTATCCAATACTCGTACTTGACTCAAACTTTTCTCCAATGGGTTAATCTTAAACTTGCCTCTAATCCTGAAACTGTATTCTCGTCGATGATTTTTTTTACATTTGATGAAGTATATCCAGAAGTGATTAGATCGTTTATATCTTTTTGATTTACATCATTAGGCCATATGCAAACATTCTTACCGAGTTCAATCAGCCTTTCATTATATCGCACGATCTGTGCATTTCTCGGTTCATTATCGAGGACATAAACTCCCTCACTTTCAGACAGGTGTGGAGGGATTTGATCCAAAGCACCAGCACCAACCATAGCGATGGTGTTGGATATGAACAAACTATCGAGCGGACCCTCTACAATATAAATTCGTTTCTTTGGATTCACTCTCCATTGACCATACCACAAACGATCTGCTGATTTATCAGTCTTGACGGTCAAGTATTTTGCAGTTGATCTAGCGTTCTCTTCGTCCTGCATGTTTAACGCTCTACCCTGTGCAGCAACAACATCACCTTCTTGATTATAGAATGGAATTACCAATCGTGGTTCCCAACCACACTGCATCGTAGTTTCGGGGTCCATTCCCTTAAGAAACTTTCCAAAGTTCTCTGTGAAGTAAAGTAATTTATATGAGTCCTTTGGAATCTTACGCAACTCCAAAAACTGCCTGCAAAAGTGATCCGAATCGAGTTTATCAACTCGAATGCAATTCTTTAGATATTGCGAATCATCCTTTGGTTTTGGTTTTTCAAATAAATTAAACATCTTCTCATCCTGTTTAGGAACAATCACATCATTCTTTTTCTTTTCATTTCTACTTGAAAAGGTTTCGAGAGAATATTCTTTTGCTACAGTAGGAGCGACTTCTTTTAAGAAAGTATACACATTACTGCTATACCCGCAGTTGTGACACTTATAAAAGTAATTGTTCTTATTCGCAAAAAAGTAACCTCTCGCTTTGTTTTTATTAGTTGTCGAGTCACCACAGATAGGACATCGGCAGTTTGCAAGATTGTCTTTTTTCCATGCAAACTTATCAAGTTGTGGTGACACGATATTTATAAACTTTTTGTCAATGAATAGACTCATTACATTTTCCAATCTGTAAAAGATTCTGATTTTGGAGACTTAAATTTATCATCGAACTTTTTACCATCGAATCCGTTTCCTGCAATTTCATCATCTGTTTGATTTGCTTCGATCAAGTCCTGATCTTCGCTCTTTACATCCGTAAATTTCATCTTTGCTCGATCCACGTTCAGTAGGAATTTCCTGTTCGCTGCTGCGTCATTATATCGATTCTTCAATTGTTTCACAAGAACCTGATTGCTCTCTTCCAATTCGTCAGTTGATATAATCGCAAACATGAAGTCTGCTGTTGCAGGAAGACCAAACGATTCTGACGTATCCTCAAGACCAATATCACTCGAAGAAAAGCCTGTTCGATTTACCTGAGTCGCAGAGAAGATTGGAACGTTTCTTTCCACAGCAAGACCACGAAGTTCTTCTGCGATTGATTTAATAAAAGTATAAGAGTTTACGCTACCACCTTGCTTAATTCGTGATGATGCACAAATATTGAGATAGTCAATGAACACGATGTCTGGTTTAAACTTCTTCTTGAGTGCAAGTTCATCCATCAATACACGGAAGTGATTTGCGTTTGCAACAGCAGTCGGATACTCCTTGATAATCAACTTACCACTTACACCTTTGGTCGATGCATCGAGTTTTTGTTGATACATCTTGTAGGGAAGATCCTTCATATTATCCAAAGTTATATCCATGATGTTTGCATCAATACGTTCTGCAATTCGTTCTTCTGCCATCTCACAAGTAATATACAACACATTTAGATTTTGCAGAAGACAGTTTGCTGCATGGTGACACATAAACATAGACTTACCAACACCAGTACCAGCCATGACAATATTCAAAGTCTTTGGTGGTGTACCACCGTTGGTAATCTTGTTCATGTAATCAAGATCAAAGGAGACTTTCTTTTCAACCTGATGGTAGAAATCATATCGCTCCATCGAATCTTCGATATAGTCGTGACCAATGTGCTGATCGAATGACACAGAAAGTGCAGAGGACAAGATATCAGGAATCGCACCATTCGTCTTTGTCTTTGACTTTCCATCGATGATGTGAATCGACTCCAGAATCGCATTGTAAAGTGCTTTGTCTTTACAAAACTTTTCTGTCTCATCGATCAACCAATCAAGTTCTTCTCTCTTTGTTGAATCTTGTAAAGAGTCAATCAAAGAGTTTGTGTCGTGTATTTCTTTCTGCGTAAGTTCATCCTTCGAGTCAAGAGAAATCTTGACCGCTTCTTTACTAGGAAGACTACGATACTTGAGAGTGTAGGTTTTTACCTCAGAAAATACGAGTCGCTCGTCCCTAGACTGAAAATATTCTTCTTCAATATACGGTAATGTGCGACGAGAAAACTCCTCATTAAACAGAAGGTTCGCTAGAATCAGTTTCTCTGGACTGCTCATTCAGTTCATCATCCTTTGTTGAAGATCCATACTTAAACGTAGTTTCGACATGCTTTTCGATTTGCTTCATCACATCATCTGTGAAATACTTTTCTGGATCCTTGTAGATTGACTTCTCGTAAACCTTTGATCCATCTGGCATCTCAATGCGTGTAGAAACTTTCTTGAACACACCACAATCAAGACCCAATTCTACCAAACCGTAGTAAGGATTCAACCCTGTTGTGTAATCAAGCATCACATCGACCATAGAATTTTCTTTGGTCAGCCTGGACTTGTAGAGTTTACAGTGAATGATATTACCAATAACATCAGTTCCTTCTTTGACTTTCTTCTTCGACAGATACACAATCGTAGAAGCGGCATATTTCAAACCACTACCACCACCCATTTCTTTTGTGGGGAACATAGATCCGACCACATCATAGGTGTGGTTTGTCATAATCATCGGAATACCTGCTTGACCCAACTTGAGTGTAAGCGTTCGGAAAGTTGCTTTGATCACTTGGGCGCGAGTCATGTCGCGTGTGGTCTTACCCTCTGCGGTATCAGTCATTTCCTTGTTGGTTGAAAGCATACCAAGAGAATCAAGAACAATCAGCATGGGTTTCTTTTGTGACTTCGGAAGTTCTTTGTAGTTGTCCACGATGCTAATCGCTTGATGTCGGAAGTTCTCCACGGTATCAATCGGGAACACAGCGATACGATCAGGATCAACACCTCGCTCCAAGAACATATCGGAAGTGACCGCTTGCTCAGAGTCAAAGTACAAAACAACACCATCTTCGTTGTTTGACAAAAACTTCTTTACAATCTCGATAGTAAAATAGGTTTTACCAGTAGCACTCTCACCAGCGATTGCAAGAATCTTGTTATCAGGAATACCACCCCAAAGACTTCCACTCAACAAAGCGTTAAATGTAAACGAACCTGTGTCAACAAAACCGTTCACATCAGACTCAATACCTTCACCAACAATACTTGCGTATTGGTTTTTGGTTGATTCAATCAGACCCTTCAGCATTTCGCTCATCGTTTCTCCTTTTTGATGATCTTAATCATTTCATTTATCTTTTCAAGGTGGTTAGTTGTTTCTTCGATGTGTGCTGCTGTTGCAGATTCGTGACTCAACATAGTTTTATAAATCTCTTTGATATGCTTTGACTCTCTTTCGAGTAAAGACAATATAAATTCTGTTTGTTCTTCTGTAAAATTCATACAAATAGTCCTTCCAACGTTGTTCTTTTTTCGTGTGACCATCCTATCACATTTAAGATGTTTGTCAATGGATCAAGAAATGACTTTTCAAATTGTTTCTCATAGTCAATAAAACCATCAAGACCAAACTCAGTAGGCAGATTGTTTACAAATGAAACAACCTGATCAGTTCCCATTTGACCGCCGAGTGGATTGGGTTTCTTGAGATATAAGAATTTAATTTTATCGCCCTCTGTGATCAGGGGATACTTCTTCGTGAGATCAAACTCTCGTAAATAGTTATTATAGATCAGTGCGCCTTTCACTGCAATCGGAGTAGATTTTTTGTAAATACATTCTCTATCGGAATATTTTCTCAACCCACGAACGCTTCGGGGAAAGGCGATCTCCTCTGGTGTAGAGTTGAAAAACTTACTCCTGACCTTTTCGACTTGATTTATAATCGTCGCTTCATCGGTGGTTAGAATCAAACGAATAACTTCTTTGAGTTCGTTCCGAACAATCTCTGGGGTAGAGGATCTTGTGGTTTCGATACCCATGATCTTCACCTTTGGAGTTTCGTAACGCACACCCTCGGAGTCATGCACGTTCAACATGTATCGCTTCTTCGCAGTCCAGATACCTTTGTCTGCAATAACTTCACGACCCATAACCATTTTGTTTTCGTAAGCATTCATCATACTTGCGAGTTCCTCGAAAGACTTGTCGATAAACGGTTCTATAATTTTAGTGCAAGCCTTGTCTAGGAAATCTACGATCTCATCCTTGGACTTGTTAGCACAAAGTTTATCCACAAGTTTACCGAGGCGAAGATACACAGAGTCTGTATCAGAGGCAACAACAAAGTCATAGTCTTCTGTTCCAATCCTATCGTTTAGAAACTCGTTTAGTCTGTCAGCGATCCATCGAATGCTTAATTGTCCTGACATGGTAATCGCTTCTGCTTTATCGACATCGTAATATCGAAAGTATTGATTACCAATCGCACCATAAGCGGAGTTGAGTTGAATCTTGCGAACCATCTGGAAGTTGTGATACTTTGATATATCCTTCTTCAGTTTCTTTGTGTAACCCGCTCTTCCCAACGAGATCATGTTCTTGTTCGGAAGATCTTCCAACTCTTTCTGTGCTTCGATCATCTTCTTCTTGTACATGCTTCGTTCTTGATACATTTTTTCCATGAGCGTAGGTAAAAATCCACGAACATCTCTTCGATAACAAGTTCCGTTTGCTGCAACAGAGTAACCTTCAGATACAAACTGTTTAATCTTTTCGTGACACGGCTTACTGTACATCTCTGGACTACTCTTGAGAAGATTATCAACACCGATTCCAAACCTATCACCGACCTCCACTTTTGTTTCGGGACTGATATTGTATTGCATGATCAAGTGTGGGTACAGTGAGTTCAAGTCGAACGATACGATCCAGTCGTGCATACCTGTGATTGGTTCTTTAACGAAAGCACCTGCGTACTGTGTATCTTTCTCGTAGACTTTCTTCTGTGGAATCACCACACCATGATCAAACAGATAATGGTAAATGATACAGTCCCAAGTTCTAACTTGAGAGTATACGTCCATCAGATTCACCTTTGCAGAATACGCAAGTGCGACAGCAAGTTCGATCAACTTAAGTTTGTCCTCAAGACGATCAACTAACTCCACATCCTTGAGGTTGTATTCCATAAATTTTTGAAAGTCATTCTTATAGAAGTCGGACATCTTATCAAACTCATCATGAGAAACTTTACGCTCTCCAAGTTCAACGTATGCGATGTGATCAAGTTTATATGACTCTTGGTTTACATAAGTGAACGTGGTGTAGAGTTCGTAGTAATCATACGAGACAATACCAACCAAGTCATAAACTCGATGGGTTCTACCTCTTTTTGTTACCTCTTTGATTTTGATATTTCTCCACGGAGAAAGTCTTTTTGCATATGCATCACCGAAGAGAGATATAATACGATTAACTAAGTATGGGATATCAAAGAATCGAGTGTTCCAACCAGTGATAACATCAGGTTCTAGTTTGTCCCAGAACGTTACGAAAGACTCTACCAAGTCCTCTTCTTTAGTAAACTTGAAACAGTGAACATCTGGTTTGTCAATGTGAAACTCACCCAGACCAAACACATATGACTTACCCTTACACTTTACCGTAATTGCAATCAGTTGTTCTACTGGATCATCGGGATCGGGAAAACCATTCTCACATGTGGTTTCAATATCAATCGATGCTACTTTCATGAGAGACATGTCGTAGTCAATTTCACCTTTATATGTGTCTGCAATAAACTGATAAACGTAGTCTGTGTTTCCATAGACTTCAAAACCAGACACACTCTTATACTTGTTGATGAATGATCTACAGTCACTCATCGTGCCTGGTTTGAAAGGTTCGACCCACTCACCCTCAAGTGTTCTGAATCCAGTATTGCTCTGTTTTGATGGAACGTAAAGCGTAGGAAAAAACTCTCGCTTCTCCTTGATCGGTTTACCATCTCTATAACCACGAAGAAGAATCTTCTCTCCGTACGGGACAACACTCGTATAAAAGTCAGTCATTCTTATCTTTTAAGTATCCGCTAAACAAAACCATGTAATTAATAATGTCAACAACAGAGTCGTGAAAACCTTCACCCTCGACTTCTAGTTTACCAGCACTTGTAAAAGTTGACAAGCGTGAAATCTTATCAACCACACGAACAAGGAATCCTTGCTCAGTAGAACAGACACCCATCGCCTCTGTTCGTGTAAAGTTTGCGAAAGGCTCCATACCACCTTCGCCTGCATAGTCGTGGTTCTTCTTCTTCATAAGTTCTCTTGCTTCGTTACAAAGATGTTCGTGGTGCTTGAGTAATTCTTCTCTTGTCATTTGCCTGTACTCCCGAATCCACCATCTCTGGTTGTAGTTTTTTGTGGTTGCTCTAATGTTTCCTCGATGTGATAATGTTCATTACGAACCAACTCTGCTTGACAGATTTTATCACCTTGTCGAAGATAGTAATCATTTTCGTCGCTTGTATTCCATACGCAAACGAAAACCTCGTGATGATAATCTGAGTCAATGATACCTTCGCAGTTTGTTAACGTAATACCATGCTTACAAGCAAGACCCGACTTTGGATGCCAACGAATTGAGTATCCCTCTGGAATGTTGAATGCAAGTCCTGTAGGAACAAGCAACTTCTTTCCTGCACGAATGTTTCTTCCTTTGATTGGTCCCCAAATCTCTTCTTCTGTTTCCCAGCAAACACGAAGATCAAAACAGGCAGATCCCTCTGTAGCAAATTCAGGCGCTGATGCACCATCACGAAGTTTATAGTATTGTAATTTAGGCACTGTTGAATCCATGCTATCTCCTTTTCGCAAAGTGTAGCATACATCAATCGAATGTCAATGTTAACTTACGGAAACAAACTCAAAATCTTCGTTTTGAAAAGCACCTATATTCCCATCACTCTTATATCTATTGAAAACATTTGAGTTCTTTTTTACTCGATAGTCTGCATTTGCATAGTCAAAAAAGTCACCTGTAGCCGTAGTAATTTCAGTATTCAATACACTAAACTCTGTGATGCCATTAAAGTATGCTCCCGAACCAGAGTATGAATTTTTTGACGATAACAGTTTACCCTCTGCATCAGACTCCACAAAATTACCATCTACATTGAATGCTATGTTACCATCAACACGATGCCCTTGTGTAGATGTATCTAACTCTTGAAAGTCCATAGCATCACCAGCAAGATTTACAAAAGTGTTTTTATAGATTACACTATTTCTCGATGCAGATGTCGCATCAAAATGAAATCCGTCCGCTGCTCCATCTGCCATCAATGTATAGAGTATGTGTGTTCCAACGATATTGGATGTAGATATGATGTGATGAGCAGTCGAAGCACTGATGGATTGAGTCTTGCCTGGTCCGTATATTCGAGAATCTGCTATTATACTATTGTGCGTTCCACTCGCATCCAAAACTGCTCCTAAATTATCACTGTCTGGTTCTGCTACAACTTCACACATGATAAGATTACCACCTATAAGTTTATGAACAGATGTGTTTGTATTGATCGTTGGTTTTGCCTTGAAGAAGCATCCTAGATAAGACACATAAATAAGTTCACCGAAAATATTATTTACAACACCGTCACGACCATACGAAGAATTTGTATTCACAAAACCAATACAGTAAAAGTGACCTTGCGAGTCGGTGTCATAAATCGCCGTATTAGCACTATTGGTAATCATCGGATAGTGTGTGGTGTCTAGGTGCATACCAGTTTCATCGAAGGTTGGTTCGAGTATCGTTCCATCAGATTTCGCACCGACCCAAAAGTTTGGTTGCGTGTCTGTTGCCTCTGATCCTGTCGAAACAAGTTCGGAACTTACATTGTATGTTCCCTCCAAGAAGATCCATCTTTTGTTCTGACGATCTTGACTCTTGATCTCAGTGGACCAGTCACCAGAACCATTCGTTGCTGGAATCGCATTTGCTACAGAGTCTCCTGAGTTATCACCTGCACCTGTTGGAGAAAAAAACAAATCTGTAACCGACATTATCCTGCTCCTGTAAATTCAAAATCTTGGTTTTGAATCGCACCAAAGTTTCGAGTCCCGCCGATACCTTTATACAAAGGTGATGATCTTCGTATTCTAAAATCTTGGTTTGCAAAATCAACAAAGTCGCTCTCCGAGACAGTTTTGTTTCCGATTGTTGCCATAGATTCATACGAATCTAGATTTGCAAAATTTGATCCACCGATGTCACCAAAAGCGTTAAAGGATGCGATAACAATATCATCATCATTTGCATTTGCTACTACACCATCACCATCTACATCAAAGAATATATTTCCATGAATAGAAGTTCCTCTCTGATCATCTGTTTGAGCAGAAGTGTCATGTCCATCACCACCAGCAGAAATGACGGTGCAATTTATCATATTGGAATTTCGATCATTACTTGTTCCATTATAAATTGCAGGACCGTGAACATTATAAATCAATGTTTCAACGGCAGAATCATTTTGTGTGTCCATCTCAATTCCTCGACCCTCATTGGTTCCACTTTTACCTCCACCATACACACGACAATTAATAACAGCAGATTGATTTGTTCCTCCTGCATTGATGATGTTTCTGTAGTTGGTGCCATTCATCACTGCTTCACACATTAATGCAGTCCCACCCCAAACTTGAAAAATAGTCGAACTCGTTCCGTTGGGTGTTATCTTACCA